CAAGATACGAAGTCTGCCGTTCGCACCGTCGAGCGCGCCGGGAAGACCTATCAGCAGGACACCAGCCGCATCGGGAAGTCGGAAAACAAGCCAGCAAAGCCTGCCGCAAAACCCAAGCGCACCCTCGATGAAAGGCCGGCAGAAGTTCAGGACGTGACCGCTGGCGACCAACTCGCGGAAGCGCAACACGCCATCAACGAACTGGCGCAGGAAAACGAACAACTGCGCGACAAACTGGCCGTCGAAGCGATGGACACCAGCGAGACAGCGAAGACACAGGCCGCTGAAACCATCAAGGAACTGCGCGCACTGGTGAAGTCTCTGGAGGCTGAACTGAGTGCTGTGAAGAAGTCGCGCAATACGCTGATGACAGAAAACGGCGAGCTTAAGAAGCAGGTTGCAAGCTGGCGCAAGAAGGCTGAAAAGGTGGCCGCGTGAGCCTGGAACTCTACGCCTATCAAGAGGCGATTCTGGACAAGCTGCGCGCCGGGTTCATTGACCGGCATCGGGTGCAGATGCTTGTTGCGCCGACAGGTGCGGGTAAAACGGAGATGGCGATTGAGTTGCTGGAGGCGACTGCCAACAAGGGCAACCGGGCGGCGATGGTGCTGGACCGCATTGTGTTGTGCAACCAGACCAGCGAGCGCCTGGATGGCTACAAGATCGACCACGGAGTGTTGCAGTCAGGACACTGGAGGTTCCGGCCGGAGCAATTGATCCAGGTGTGCAGCGCGCAGACGCTGGAGAAGCGCGGCGCATTTCCCAACCTGAAGCTGCTGATTGTTGATGAGGCGCACCAGACCCGCGCACAGACGATCAAGTTCATCAAGAACAACCCGAGCGTGAAGGTAGTTGGCCTGTCGGCAACACCGTTCACCAAGGGACTCGGACAGATTTACACCAACGTCGTGTCGGCTATCTCGACGCGGGAACTGGTGGAACTTGGCAAGCTGGCCCCGCTGCGGGTTTTCATTGCCAAAGAAATCGACATGACCGGGGCCGTCAAGGTGGCCGGTGAGTGGTCAGGAAAAGACGCGCAAGACCGTGGCATGGCGATCACGGGCGATGTGGTGACCGAGTGGGTCAAGAAGACGCACGAAGTATTTGGCGGGCCGCGCAAGACCGTCGTGTTCGCCTCCGGTGTCGCACATGCCGCCGATCTGGCGCAGAAGTTCAATGAGGCGGGATACAACTTCATTTCTCTTTCGTACAAAGATGACGACGAATTCAAGGCAGAGGCGATCAAGGACTTCGCAAGGCCGGACACGTCGATTCACGGGCTGATTGCAACGGACATTCTGACGAAGGGGTTTGATGTTCCCGACGTGATGATTGGGGTAAGCGCCAGGCCATTCAGCAAGTCACTGTCCAGCCACATCCAGCAGATGGGCCGCGTGATGCGCTCGTATCCCGGCAAAGAGTTTGCCTTGTGGCTTGACCACTCGGGCAACTACCTGCGATTCCGCGAGGACTGGGAGGTCATCTATTCCGAAGGCGTGACGGAAATGGATGACAGCCGCGAGAAGCCCAAGAAGGAACCAACGGCGAAAGAGAAAGAGGCGGCGAAGTGCCCGTGCTGCGAGCGCCTTTGGCCGTCGAATTCAGACACTTGCCCGTCCTGCGGATTCGTCCGGGCGCGGCGCAGTGAGGTCATCAGCGTACCCGGTGAACTTCAAGAGTTGACCGGCAAGAAGGCCGCGAATGACAAGGTTTCAAAGCAGGACTTTTACAGCCAACTTCTGACGCTCGCCCGTGAGCGCGGTTATTCGGATGGATGGGTTTCGCACAAGTACCGCGAGAGGTTTACCGTCTGGCCGCGTGGCCTTGAGGACATTGAAGCGCCACTGTCCCTTGAAGTGGCGAACTGGGTCAAGAGCCGGCAGATTGCCTGGGCGAAGTCCAGAAAGGCGGCGGCATGAACTTTGAGCAGTTCGCATTGCTTCATGGCGTCAAGGTTGCCAGCCCGGTGTTTGGCAAGTGGATCAGGGTTGCGACCGAGGACAAGCCACGCAGCCGCAACGGCGCCTACAAGCTCATGGATGGCATTGGGTTCGTTCAGAACTGGGCGACCATGACCGAGCCAGCAATCTGGCGCGCAGAAGGCGAATCGAGAGCCGTCACACAACAGGCCATTCAGTCGGCCAAGCAAGCGGCGCAGGAAGCCACGGCGCTGGCCCGGAATGCCGCGCAGAAGGCGCAAACGATGTTGGGTGATACGGAGCTTGCCACGCACCCATATTTGGCTGCAAAAGGCTTTCCAGACGAAATCGGGAATATCTGGAACAAGGACACCGACAACGTGTTGGTGATCCCGATGCGGCGCGGTTCTGAAATCGTCGGCTGCCAGTTGATCAAGCCGGACGGCGATAAGAAGTTTCTCTACGGTCAGCGCTCTGGCGGGGCTGAATTCATTTTCAACCGCAAGGGAAAGCACATCCTTTGCGAAGGCTACGCGACCGCCTTGAGTATTCGCCTTGCGCTGCAGAACCTGAAGGTTCCATACACGCTGCATGTTTGCTTTTCAGCAGGAAACATGAAGAAGGTTGCCGAGACATTGCCGGGTGGGATTCTCGTCGCGGACAACGACGCCAGCGGCACAGGCGAGCGCGTTGCAAAAGAGATTGGATGGCTGTACTGGATGAGCGATGAAGTCGGCGAAGACGCCAACGACTACATGCTGCGGCGCAAGGTGTTTGCTTTGGCGATGGGATTGAAAGCAGTCATGCGGCCTGGATAGACAAACCTCGATGCGCTGGCCCGTGGGAACCATTTAACCGCAGGGGTCAGAGGCACGAAGCCCACTGTGCGGAAGACGCGGAAGCAGGGCAAAACGGGGCGGCGAAGCTAGCACCCCGAGCGTCGAAAAGGCTGGCGGGTCGTGTGGCTCCGGGAGCGATGCGTGAAGGACCATGCGGAAGGGCTAGGTCCGTCCACCAAGAGCGACATCAGGACAGAGGGGAAGTTATGCAGGAGATAGAGAGGCACAGATGCGAAGTGAGGGAATGGATCAGAAGGCGAGTTGAAAAGGGAAAAGTTGAAGGTGTTGAGTGGCTTCGCCAGGTGTTGAGAGACATTGAAAAACGACGCGGCGAGAAGGCCGCACAAAAGCTGAAAGATGACATTGCGGATCAGTGGGAAAAAGGCAACCGGGGCGCATTGGGCGACTGGCGCAACGAATGAAGGAACAACAAAGTGACCCTGTTCATCGGGATTGATGTTGGCTTGAGCGGCGCATGGGCCATCGTTGACCACTTTGGTCAATACGTTGACTGCGGCGACATGCCAAAGAACGACAAGCGCGTCCACGTTCGGGAACTGTGGGTCAACTTGGGCAAGGCCATCGCAGGCCGCGACATCGGGCACATCTCGCTTGAGCTTGTCCACGCAATGCCAGGGCAGGGCGTCACCAGCATGTTCAATTTTGGCCGTGCTGTCGGCGCCGTCGAAAGCCTTGTCGATCGCTTTCTGTGCCCGTACTCGATGGTGACGCCGCAGGCATGGAAGAAACACGCCGGGTTGCTCAGGACTGCGAAAGACGCGGCGCGAGTCAAGGCAGCGCAGAAATGGCCGGCTGCACCGCTGGCGAGAAAGAAGGACTGCGGTCGGGCTGATGCGCTGTGGCTGGCTGACTATGCGCGTGAGATGGAAGCATGACATGGCTCTACATACCATCGAACTCTGCGCCGGCGTTGGCATGCTTGGCGAAGGACTGCGAGCCGGGTTCCGATACCTGGGCGTCGCGACTCGCGCCGTCTGTTACGTCGAGCGGGAAGCATACGCCGCCGCAGTCTTGGCAGCGCGCATGCAAGAAGGCAGCTTGGATGACGCTCCTATCTGGACCGACCTATGCACCTTCGATGCTGCAGCATGGCATGGCGCAGTGGATTGCGTCGTTGCGGGATTCCCGTGCCAAGACCTGTCAGTCGCAGGCCGACGTGCTGGACTCGACGGCAAGCGATCTGGCCTCTTCTTTGAAGTCGTCCGAATCGCAAAAGATAGCGGTGCGCGATACCTTTTTCTGGAGAACGTCAACGGCATCCATTCTTCCACCGCCACCGTTGTGGACGCGCAGGAAGGAGAACTTGAAGAGCGCGCGGCCTCCAGAGTCGTGGGAGAACTGGCCGACCTCGGGTGGAACGCGGAGTGGATCACTCTACCGGCGAGCGGTGCGGGAGCCAGCCGCGGGCGCATGCGCTTGTTCTGCTGGGCGTGGCGCAGGGATGCACTGGGACACACCGGACACCATGCCGGAAATGCCCAACACGGGCAGCAACCGGAAGGGGCAGCCAGCGGGATTGCTGAACCAGGCGCGACAAGAAGCATGGAACACACCCAAAGCGAACGATGCGGAGAAGCGCGGCAATGTGGCGGTGAGGGCCAATGCGCCGGAACTTGTGGCGCAGGCGGGGCATTGGCAGACGCCGAAAGCGACCGAGGGAATGGGCAAGCACTCGATGACCAACGGGAAACGGTACGAGAAACTGGGCGGCGAGGCAGAGCAATGGATGACCCCCAACGTCCCCAACGGGGGCCGCAGTGTGTCGGAGGAGATTGTTGCCAGCAAGGGAACGACACCGGAGGGCGACAAGCGGACTGTGGGACTGGAATCGCAGACGAAGTTCTGGGCGACTCCAAAAACCATCACGGGCGGCGCGGAGAGTGCGGAGCGCAAGAAGGAACTGGGCCGGATGGAGTCGGGCGGCGGGGATCTGCAGGCACAGATTCAGTCATGGAATGCGAATTTTGCGGCTACGAATTCCCAGAGCACCTTGGACGATATGGATGCCCCAACTGCGAAGGGGATGGACTCGACCTGGCCGACACCAGCAACCCGCGACTACAAGGGAGCGAACTCGGAAGAGCATGCGACCGTGACGGGGGGGGGCAGGAAGCACATGGACCAACTGAGCAACTTTGTGGCCTATTCGCCCCAGGCCCAAGCGATCCCCGATGGGGAGCCATCATTGCCGCAGAACCCTGGCGCGCCCCAGCAGTCAGCAAAGAGACTGAATCCATATTTTGTAAGTTGGCTCATGGGATGGCCCCTGCATTGGGTTTCGACGACCGTGCAGCCAGGCTTCGGGCCTGTGGAAACGGAGTTGTGGCGCTCCAGGCTTCACTATCACTTGTGCTGCTTGTTGGAAGGGCATCCGCATGACTGACCGCCCGGACTTCCAACTGACTCCGCCAAACGCGCAGGAATTCGATTTAGACCACGAAGCACCGTGGCCGATGCCCGACACGCACCCGCAACCCGCGGCACCGGAAATTCCATTTGTCGAGCGCGTGCGGCAGTGGATCAACAGGGGACTTGTATGAGGAAGCAATCCATCATTGTCTGCAGCTTTAGCAGTGGTCTGGACGACATGAAGCGCAAGGATCAGGGCGATGTTGTCAAGGTGCTTCGCGTGCTGGAGGCGAACAAGCGCTACAGCGTGTTTGAGGCAACGGCAAACATGACGATTGCACGGATGATTACGCGCCTGCACCACAAGGGCTGCACACGAGTCTTGCCAGACGGCAGCAGGAGGGACTACGGGTTGCTCCTCAAGACTGTTGGAGGTGCTTTCCCGTGGACGAATGTCGAGTTGACTGATGGTGGAAAACGCTTGCTTGAGGACAACCCGGAATGAGCGAATACGCCCTTCACGGAGTCTTCATCAACCCGGACAAGGCACCGGGGCAAGCGAAGGCGGCATTCACCAAACAGATGGTCCCGTTCTGCCAGAAGGCATGGGAGAGCGGCATCGACCGGCTTTCATGGGTGTTGATGCCGGAAGAAGACCAGCGCAGCCTGCAGCAAAACGCCTTCATGTGGGGCGTCGTCCTCAAGGAAATCAGCCAGCAGGCAAAGGTGAACGGCATCGGCGCAACACCGGACGGATGGCATCTGTACTTCAAGCGCAAGCACCTTGGCTACAAGTTCAAGAAAGTCGTACTGCCTGGAAAGAAGCGCCCGAGCGTGACGAAGGAACTTCGATCCACGACTGACCTGAGCGTGAAGAAGATGAGCGCATACCTTGAAGCCGTGATTGCGGAAGCGGTGACGGACTTTGGGGTGATGTTCTCTGAGCGTGATTGGTCTCAATACAAAGGAGAAACGACATGATCGGAAGTGTGCTTGACTGGATTTTTGGCATCTTCGTATGCCTGTTTGCGCTTTTCCTTGGCTTTATTTTGTTTGTGTTCATGCCGGTATTAATGAAGACGGAGGCGGATTGTCTTCGGGCTGGATACCCGAAGTACAGCGTCAGCATCGGCCTTGAGCGCTATTGCATGAATATGCAGGGTGCAGTGACCGTCGTCGTCGTCCCGGCAAAGTGAAATAGAACTGGACGCCGACATGTTGCAACGCTCCTCTTTCAAGCGAACGCCGTACAAGCCAGCGCCCACGCCCCCAGTCACCCCACCAACGCGATGGGGCAACACCGGGCAAGTTGCGGCGCTTCTCCGGCCAATTCCGCGCCAGCCAAGACTTGAGAACCAGCACTTGCGCGAGATGGCGCAGAAGTACGGCTGCAACCTGCGCATGACTTCGCTGTGCCGTGGAAGTGACACATCCACCACCGTGCTGTGCCACTCAAACTGGGCGGAGCACAACAAGGGCAAGGCGATGAAGGCGCACGACTTCTATGGGGTCTATGGCTGCGCTGTGTGCCATGACGCCTTGGACGCCGGCTACACGCTGGACAACGACGAGAAGAAGCGCCTTTTCAAGTTCGGGCTGCAGCGCCAGGCACTGCTGTACGCCGAGATTGTGGCCAGCAAGACAGCCAAACCGAAGGACCGGGAGGCCGCGCGGTGGGCGCTGGAGCACCTGCAGGAAGGCGGGGTTGCATGAGCGCAAAAGTGATCCAGCTACCCATGAGGCACGCAGAGCACAACACGCCGCACGGCTACGGCATGGCGTTCTGCATTCAGTGTGGAAACGAGTGGACCGCTGTAGCCCCAACCGGAACTGTCGATCTGGAATGCCCAAACTGCCACACGCACAAGGGCAAGTGGAAGTTTGAATTCGCGCCGGCAGAGGGCACGCTGGTGCGCGAGTGCAACTGCGGGAATCGGTTGTTCTACCTGACGACAGAAGGCCATATGTGCGCCAACTGTGGAACGTACCAAAGTTACTAACTTGGAGTGAAGCATGACGACGATTCTGTTTGTCTGGACATTGGTGGCGGCAGCGCCAAACACTAAGCATGCCGACTGGCGCCCATTTGGGGAGTTTGCATCCATCGAAGCATGCGTGAAGGCCGCGAAAGTATTAGTGGTCAAACCCGACCAATTCCGTTGCGTGTCGAAGTTTTGAAATGACCACCCGCCGCAGTTTCCTCTCCTCAATCCTTGCCGCTGGCATGGCCCCTGCCGCTGTCGGCTCGGGGATTCTGATGCCGGTGAAGAAGATCATCGCGCCACAACTCATCAACGTCTACGACTACAAGCCAGAAATCAACTTTGAAAACTGGCTTGAGCTTTGCCCTGCACATCCTGATGACAAGCTTGTCTTCGCCGAATTCATTTTCTACCTACCACCTCTGATTGCCACCGAGTTGAGAGGACTTGGCGTACCTGTGAAAGCAGAAGGAACACCGCTGCTACGTGGCGAGATTGGAGAACTGAGTGTGTTACCGGCCACCCCTGCGCGCCGTCAAGTCGCAGGGACATTGAAGAAGGAACTGAAGCTATGGCGACCAAGAAGATGACCGAGAAGCAGGATGCGAAATACGACCGCAAGGCCGGCATCAAGGAGAACACCGCGCGTGACATGCGCGCGGACAAGCGCATGGGCGTGATGGATGCCCCACGCAAGGGCCCCGCCAAAAGCCCGAGCAAGAAGAAGGGCGACTGAGGCCAATCCCGCGGCAGAACACCCATTGCCGCGGGACCACAGAACTTCTGATGCGACAAAGGGAAAAGTTATGAAGATGACCATGGAAGTTGAGAGTGACATTGCCCACATCGGCGAATGGCTTCGAGGTAGCCATAAACATCTGAGTGCTCCACAACTGCGCAAGGGCGTGGATTCCCTGTACTGGATGTTTAAGGAGCTCAAGGAGCAGAACGAAGTTCTCACGCGCGTGCTGGTCGAGGCGGCTGCCCGTGGCATCGAACTGCGGGCGATCGCTGATGCGAAGCCACTGGCAGCACCACAAAAAGACTGAAGAACATGGCAAAGCAACCAATCGTCCACACGCTGGAAACCTTGAAGGCAAAGACCATCGAGGAAGGCGACTGCTGGATCTGGCAGGGATACGTCGGCAACAAGGTGCCGCAGATTTTCAATTTCGCCGTCGGAAAGGTCGTGCCCGTGCGCCGGCTGATCCGCGACCTCGAGGGCAAGCCGGTGGCCGACACCGACTACACGCGCCCGCGCTGCATGAACCACCTGTGCGTGTGCCCGGAGCACATCAAGGTGGAAACCAAGGACCAGCACATCCGGCACATGGCCAAGCGCGCCAACACGCCGTCGGTGAAGACTATCCGCATCGGGAAGATGGCGACGACCAGGCGCCTGATGCACGGCAAGCTGTCCGAGGAAAAGTGCACTGAGATCCGCGGCAGCAACGAATCGTCAAAGGTGCTGGCCGACCGCATGGGCGTGCACCGCAGCCTGATTTCCCGCGTGCGCTCAGGCAAGGCATGGGGCCAGGTGGGCAATCCATGGGCGGGGTTGATGGGATGACATGCCTGGACTGTCAGCGGGCTGAAGCACAGGACTGGCGGGTCTACCGCCATCAGTGCCCCGACTGCCAGGTCCGCATGCTGGCCAACAGCCCGAAGGAGCAGCGCGAGGCGATGCTGGAAAAGATCAAGGAGCAGTGCGGACCACAGGCGCTGCAATGTGTCAGGGACCGGCTCAAGCTGGAATTCGCCCGCATCAGGGCAAGACTGGGAAACGATGAACATGGTCAGTGAAATCGACGCAATCATCGACGACCTGCTGGAGCGCTGGCACGAATGGAAATCGGGCTATCGGCTGAGCAAAGGGTTCTCGAGCTCCGACGCGACGTGTAAGGACTTCACGACGCCAACCCACTGGGACTGGAAGAACGGCGCCATGGAAGGCCGCTCCGACGAAATCCAGATGAAGGGCGTGGACCGGGCGATCGAGCGGATCCCGAACCACCCGCAGCCATGGAACACCGCGCTACAGTTCGAGGCGCGCAACCTTGCATCGTCGTTCGCTGTGTGGAGCTCACCCAGGCTTCCAAAGGACCGCGAGGAACTGGATACCCTGCGCATGGAGGCCCGCACCATGCTGATCCGGGAGTTGTACAGGGACGGGATCATCGGGGGTTGACGTTCTGAAAGACCTGCGTACAATCCGCAATCGGTGGCGTTGCGGCGTGGTGCAGCAACAACCCAAATCGAAGCCCTGCAATCGCGGGGCTTTTTGCTTTCTGACGTAGCGTGGAGCAGTCCGGTAGCTCGTTGGGCTCATATCCCAAAGGTCGGTGGTTCAAATCCACCCGCTGCAACCATTTCCGAAAGTCGCCTCACCCCGTACCAGTCAAGTGGTGCCGTCACAAGCGGGGATTCGGAAAACAAACGATGGGCGCCAGCCATCACCCTCATGTGTCTCCTTTGCACTACAGGCCGGTCGCCCATCACCTTTCAAACCCGTGCACACAACGAATCAGCCTGTGTCGGGCAGGCATCTGATTCCAGCACGGCCCTAGCGAGCCCAGGGCAATAGGCACGCCACCGGAGCCCGCCAGCCAATCAACCCATCCTCCCGGGCGGCTGGCGGGTAAGCCGGACTTCCAGTTGTCTCCCTCATGGAAAAGCAAGCAGTTGCCATCCGTGATTCGGCCGGGCAAGGACCATCCTGCCCGGCCACTTTTCTTGCCGGAGGTCGACATGCTCAAGCTGGCGGCGATTCTCTTGGTGGCGCTTCTCGCCGGCATGGCCGCGGCACAGGACGGCAAGATCGTGATCGAACTGACCAAGGAGCAGGCCGAAGCCTGCAAAGCTGGTGGTGGCTGCTTTCTGGTGACCACGGCGCAGTTCAACAAGGCCGCGCAAATCCTCGCTGAGCAGGCGCTGGAGCCCGTCATCGAGGCAGCCTATGACAAGGGCAAGGAAGCCGGCTGCCGGCGTCAGGTGATGTGGAAATGAAGGCGATCGCCGCCATCTTCGACGTGCTGCCGGGTTGGGTGTACGCGATCCTGCTGGCGGTAGCCATCGGCGCGCTGAGCGTGGAAACCGACGTCGCCAACAAGGCCAAGCTCGAGGCCCAGACCCAGAAGACAGCCGTCCAGGCCATGAAGACGGCGATCGAGAAGATCAAGGCCGACGCCGCCAAGGAACTGGCAGACCAGACAGGGAAAACCCTTGCACTCCAAGCCAAGCTGCAAGACCTGAAAGACGCCCAGGAGATCCGCGATGCCCAAAACCGCAAGGCTGTTGCCGTTCTGTCTGATCGCCTTCGTGCTGCTGGCGGTCCTACTCTGCGGCTGCACGACCCCTTCCAGATCGGTGGATGTGGGGGCGGTGGTGGTAGCCCCGCGCCCCAAGGTGCCGCCAGTGCCGTCGGAAGTGGCGACAACCCCGCCGAAGCCGGTGGGCTACTTTCAGCGCAGCTTACTGGACTACTCGGGAGCCTCACCCGCGAAGCCGACGACATCAACGTCGCCTACATCAGCTGCCGCGCCGATGCCCAAAGCCTCCGAGACACGCTAAACAACGCACCATGACAGCCAAAAAGACGCCGATTGCACAAAAAACAGGCAAAACCGGTGCCCCAAAGTCTGCCAAAGCCAAGAAAGCAGCACCAGCACGCACTCCACGCAAGACAGGGCGCCCGACAGCGTTCACTGACAAGCTGGCCGACCAGATTTGCGAAGCGCTCGCTAACAAAAAGAGCATGGTCCAAATTTGCGCTGCACCAAACATGCCGCACCGAACAACGGTTCAGGAATGGATAGCCAAAGACCCCGCTTTCGCTACAAAGTGTGCGCGCGCACGCGAGGAACAGGCCGATGCGATCGTTGAAGACTGCATCGACATCGAGAACAAGACGCTGACCGGGAAGATTCACCCGGCAGCCGCGCGGGCAGTTCTGGCCTCCAAACAGTGGCGCGCCTCGAAGCTGGCGCCCAAGAAGTACGGCGACAAACTCGGGATTGGTGGAGCCGAAGACCTACCGCCGATTCAAACAACCCAGATGCCGGACGCTGAAACAGCGGTGCACCTGGCCAAGATTCTGAATTCTGCCGGTGTCGATCTGGCTGCCCTCGTGAAGAAATGAGCGCGACCGCGGCAGAGATTCTCAAGGTCTTGCCGAAGCTGACGAAGGAGCAGCGCGAGCAGGTCGACAAGCTGGTGAAGGCCACCGGCAAGCTATGGGTTCCACAGGAAGGGCCACAAACCTCTGCACTGGAATCAAAGGCCGACATCCTGTTCTACGGCGGTTCGGCTGGTGGAGGGAAGACAGACCTGCTACTCGGCGCAGCGCTGACTGAGCAGGAGCACAGCATCATTTTCCGGCGCGAGGCCGTGCAGTTGATCGGCATCGAGGAACGGATGGCCACCATCCTGCCGACCGGGCGCAAGGGCTACAACAGCCAAACCGGTGTCTGGAGACTGCCAGGCAAAAGGGTGATGGAGCTCGGTTCGGTCAAGGACGAGGAAGACTGGATCAAGTACCAAGGCCGGCCGCACGACCTCAAGGCGTTCGACGAAATCACGCACTTCAGCGAAAAGCAGTTCCGCACGCTGATCGGCTGGATGCGCACAGACAACCCCAATGTGCGCCAGCGCGTAATCTGCGCCGGCAACCCGCCGACAAGCTCGGAAGGCGAATGGGTGATCCGCTACTGGGCGGCATGGCTGGACCCGCAGCACCCCAATCCAGCCAGGGCGGGAGAACTGCGCTGGTATGTGAGCGACGAGAAGGGCGACGACAAGGAAGTTCCAGGCCCTGAGCCAGTGATGGTTGGTGATGATCTGGTGGTGCCCAAGAGCCGCACGTTCATCCCGTCGTCGGTGGACGACAACCTGTTTTTGCTGACCACGGGCTACAAAGCGACTCTGCAGGCGCTGCCGGAACCACTGCGAAGCCAGATGTTGCGCGGCGACTTCATGGCCGGCAGGTCAGATCCGGTGTGGCAGTTGATCCCAACGGAATGGGTCAAGGCAGCGCAAGCAAGGTGGAAGCCGCTGGACATCAAGGGGCCGATGACGGCGCTCGGGTTTGACGTAGCTCGAGGCGGCATCGACAAGTCCACGGCGGCGCGCAGGCACGGTAACTGGTTCGACGTGTTTATCTCAGTGCCAGGCGTTGTGACGAACGACGGACCCAAGGCAGCAGGATTCATTGCGCCGTTGATCCGCAACGGTGCACCGATCTGCATTGATGCCATCGGCATCGGGACCGCAGCGCTGGACTTCATTCGCGGGCTGAACCTGCGGGTGGTTCCGGTGGTGGGCTCGGAAGGCAGCAAGGGCGTCGACAAGACAGGGACGCTGCGATTCAGGAACATGCGCGCAGAAATGTACTGGCGGCTGCGCGAGGCGCTGGATCCGACCAACCCGGAGCCAATCTCGTTGCCGAACGACAGTGAGCTTCTGGGCGACTTGTGCGCGGTTCGCTACAAGGTCGTGATGCTCGGGCAGGTTGCAGCCATCCAGATCCGCGACAAAGACGAGATTCGTGAAGTTCTGGGCCGATCGCCTGACAAGGGCGATGCGCTGGCCATGACATTCATTGACAGCCTCCCGCCAGCCGGGTTGACAGATGACGCGGCAAAGTTTCGCCGGTCAAGGGGGTTATCCTGATGCCAACACTCAAACCCATCCAGCCTGACAGGCGCATCGACGTGGGAGCACGCGACCACGCCAAGGATGGGTTCGATCTGGTTTCGCTCGAGCGCCTGCTGCACGACATGGACGCGCAGCCGGAATGGCGCCCGCGGGCAGACCTTGCGCACGCCTACTACGACTTCAAGCAGCTCACGCCGGAGCAGCAGCGCATCATCCGGCGCGACATGGGCATCGACCCGAGGCAGACAAACCTGATCCACGGCGTCATCAACGGCGTACTCGGGCAGGAGGCCAAGACCAGGACCGACGTGCAGGCCGAAGCGGACGACGACAGCCTGCAAGACGTGTGCGACGTGCTCAACAAGTGCATGAAAGAAGCGCAGCGCGAGGCATACGCCGACATGGCCATCAGCGAAGCCTATGCCGGACAGGTCAAGGGCGGCATCGGGTGGGTGGAAGTCAGCCGGGCATCGGATCCGCTGGACTACCCCTACAGAATCGAGGCCCGCCACCGCAATGAAATCTGGTACGACTGGCGCGCGCTCGATTTGGGTCTGCGCACGGCGCGCTGGCTGGTGCGCAAGCGTTGGGAAGACCTGGACGAAGCCCAGGCGATGCTGCCGCAGTTCAAGGAGATACTGGACAAGGCCGTCAACGGGTGGGATCTGCTGAACCTGCCGGACGACATCAACAACTTCGTCTACCGCGCCTACAACAACGAGCGTCGCACGACGATTCGGCGCGACGAGTGGGTGGACACCAGCCGCAGGCGCATCAAGTTCTTCGAGGTCTGGTATCGCGTGCCGGCAGAAGTGGTCGTGATGCAGTTCGGACCGACCAGGCGCATCGTGTTCGACCCGCAGAACCCGCTGCACCAGATGGCCGTGCAGCGCGGCCGCGTGAAGCTGAGCAAGTCCATCACCCGGCAGGTTCGCATGGCGCTGTTCGCAGGGCCACACCGCCTGATCGACGTCGGGACCAGCCGGCGCAACTTCCCCTATGTGCCATTCATCGCCTTCCGTGATGACCTGGACCGCAGCCCATATGGCCTGATCGAAGGGATGATCCAGCCGCAGGACGAGTACAACGAGCGCCGCCAGATGATCAACTGGATGCTCAAGGCCCGCCAGATGCAGGTCGACGACGATGCGCTGTCCACCGAGTACAACACGATCGCCGACTTGCAGGACACCGCAGGGCGCCCGGACATGACGGTCGTGATGAACGCCAACCGCAAGAACGTCAACGCCCTGAAGATCGGCAACGACCTGACGCTCCAGAAGGAGCAACTCGAGGTCATGCAGGACGCCAAGCAGTTGATCCAGGACGTGCCGCGCATCTACTCGACCCAGTTAGGCGACGCCCCCAAAGGCGTGACCAGCGGCATTGCCATCAACTCGCTGACCGAGGCCGGCGCCATGGCGATGGGCGAGCTCAACGACAACTACCGCTTCAGCCGCAAGATGGTGTTCGACCAACTGCTGGACCTGATCGTCGAGGACCACGCCGAGGAAGAAATGATGGCCAGCATCGGCACCGGCGACACCCGCCGCGTGGTGGTGCTCAACACATGGGGCCCGAACGGCGAGCCGGTGAACCGCGTCAAGGATGCGCCGATCAAGACCGGGCTTGCAGAGACACCCAACACGCCGGCATTCCGCATGCAGGAGCAGGCGCAACTCGGGATCATCATCCAGGCGCTTGGAAACAACCCGCAGGCTTCAGCCATCCTTGCGCCGGCGTACATCGAGGCAAGTTCACTGCCGGGGCGCAAGCAGATTGCCGACGACCTGCGCCGGGCATCCGGGCTGCCGGTATCGGGCGACAGGCAGGCCCAACAGGCTCAGCAACAGACCAGCAAGCAGACGCAGCAGGTTCAACAAGAACTGAGCATGCGCGATGCCGCAGCCACTGTGGCCAACAAGGAGGCCACCGCCGAACGCACTAAGGCGCTGGCCGCACGGGAAGCCGCCCAGGCAGTGCAGATCCAGCAGGAAACCGCCGCAGCACCCGCGGCCAATGAGGACTCAATCATTCAAGACGCGCTGAAACAGGCGGCGCTCTGAACCCTTGACGGCACGCCCACCGGGGCCGGCAAGTATGTAGGTGGAAGCCCCCGCCAGCAGGCCATCGCCTTGCAGGACGTGGTAATTCAGCGATGACGAACGAGTGAAAGCCGCAGGCCGCAAGGTCCGCGGCTTTTTTCGTTTGCGGATCCATCCGGTAAATGGAACGAGGCAGCAGATGTCAACCAAACCCAGTGGGGAAATGACGGACGAGGAACTGGAGCAGGCGCAGAACGCCGAAACCGGGGCCGAAGCCCAGACCCAGGAGAACCAGGCAGACGCTCAAACGTCAGCCGCAGCAGCAGCGACCGAACAGGCAGCCGCAGCAGCAACCACCGCCACCACCAGCGAAGCAGCGAAAGCAGCAGTCGCGGAGACAGCGGGCAAGGTTGCAGGCGTGGCTAGCAAGGACGGCGCCCGCGTGTTGCCTTACTCCGCATTGCAGGCCGAGCGCCGCGCAGCACGCCACCATGCGAGCCGCGCAGACCAAGCCGAATCGGAACTGGCACGCGCAAAGCAGGAAATCGAAGCACTGCGCAAAGGTGAAAGCCTCCCGCCCGTCGAAGGCGAGATGACCGAAGCCGAAATCGTGCAGATGGAAGAAGACTTCCCGGAAATCGGCAAGAAGATGCGCGCCGTGTTCAACCAACGCAACGAGTTGGCCAAGCACGTACCGCAGAACACGCCGAAAGACGAGTCGACAGACGACCCGCTCCAGGAAGCGATCGACGAGATCCCGCTGCTGGTTGAGTGGCAGAGCAACACCGAACACGCCGAGAAATTCGCGCGCGCCCAGGTGCTCGATGCCGCCCTCAAGGACTCCCCGAAGTGGAAAGACAAGCCCATCAGTGCGCGCTTCGCCCATGTGACGAAGCTGGTTGCCGATGAGTTCGACATCCCCTACTCGCAACCCACCAATACCCCCGGCCAAGCGGGAGCGGCGGACGACAAGTTGGCGGCACCAAACACCCTGAGTGACTTCAAGGGCGGTGCAGTACCCAACCATGGCCAGATCGACACGGGAAGACTCAAGCCAGCCCAGTTGCTGCAAGCCTTCTCACGCATGTCTGACGAGGAAATCGACGCTCAACTCGCAAAGGCCGGCTGAAACCACTCCACATTGAAGGAAATCAGCCATGTCTCAAACCTCAGTCGCGTCGGGCAGCAATCTTGCCCTGACGCAATACAGCGTTGCCCTCACCGCGCAGATGATCCGCGCGCCCGGCAACCTCAACGCGATGACCGGCCCTGCCCCCAAGCAGGCAGACGCGGAAGCGAACATCAAGCAGCAGTCCGACCCGGGCATGCCGTTTGTGCGCGTGACCGACCTGGCCACCGACCCCAAGGGCGACACCATCACGGTGGACGCTTTTGACGTGGTGGGCGGCAAGCCGATCATGGGCGACCGCAATGCGGAAGGCCGCGGCGTGAAGCTCTCGAGCTCCAGCATGTCGGTGAAGATCGACCTTGCCACGTTCAACGTGGATGCCGGTGGCAAGATGTCCCGCCAGCGCACCCGCCACGACCTGCGCCGCATCGCCAAAGCGGAACTGTCGGCCTACTTCCCCCGCCTGCTGTGGCAGCGTGCACTGGTGCACTTGGCCGGCGCGCGCGGTGCGCAGACCGGCGTGTCCTGGGATGTGCCGCTGTCCACCGATGCCGACTTCGCCGACATCATGGTGAACACGGTCAAGGCCCCGACGTACAACCGCCATCTGGTGGTCAACGCCGGCAGCCTGACCCGTGGTGGCCTGCAACTGGCTTCGCTGGCGACCACCGACGTGTGGAAGCTGTCGGTGCTGGACAACCTGAGCTACCTGCTGGACGCAGTCGAAACCCGCCTGCCGCCCCCACGGCTGACGAACGACAAGCAGGCATACGATGCGCCGCTCAAGGGCATCCTGTTCCTGCCGCCCGGCTCGTACAACCAGCTCATCACCGACATCAGTTCCACGACATCCAACCTGCGGGCCTACCAGTCCGCGGCGATGGAGCGCGGCAAGTGGGCCGGTGACCACCCCATCTTCCAGGGCGAAGCGGGGATCTGGCGCGGCATCGTGGTGAAGAAGATCGACCACACGATCTACCACGACACCGGTGCGAGCTTCCAGTACGTGACCGCGGCCAACAAGCTGACGGAAACCGAAACGACTGGCACCGTTGCAGCAATCGGCGCCGGCTACCAGGCCGAACGCGCGATTCTGTTGGGCGCTCAGGCTCTGGCGCGTTGCGAAGGTTCCTCGAACAGCGGCGTGCCTGCCGCCATCATCGAGAACACCTACAACGCCGGCCGGAACTACGAGTACCTGGGCGAGTTCATGGGCGGCGAAGCGAAATTCCGCTTCCAGTTCAAGAACGAGGCCGGCGACCAGCAGTACACCGACAACGGCGTCTACGTCATCGACGCCTGCGTCGCCAAGGCCAGCTGATGACCACTGACACGGGCCTTCGGGCCTGTGTCGTGTGCGAAACCCACCCATTCACTCATTGAAGGAGCCAACACCATGGCAAACATCGACTCCGCCACGCTGAACGCAAACGTGTTCATGCAGGCATTTGGCGAGGCGCTTGCGCTTCGCGGCAAGGTGGCACTGACGGCGAACCCGACGGCAGCCGACGTGATCCGCATCATGAAGATCCCGGCAGGCACGCAAGTGTCCGCGCTGATGATCGCCAACACCGACATGGACACCAACGGCGCCCCGACGTTCGTGGTCGGCTACGGCTACGCACCGGTGAACGCCGGTGACGGCCCGACGGCCAGCGCGGCGTACTTTGGTGCAGCCGGTCAGACGGATCTGCAAGCCGCCAACAACGGCAAGCTCTACATGAACTTCGACGAAATCACTTTCGAGAAGGACGTGTACCTGACGGCCACCGTGGGCACTGCTGCTGCGACCTTCGCGGCCGGCAGCATCCAGGCAACGGTGCTCGGCAAGGCCCGCGGCGTCAAGTAAGCGCCGGCAACCCAGAAAGGGGCTGGATTCACAATGTCCAGCCCCTTTTTTCTTGGAGACACCTGACATGCGATTCAAGTACGTGGGCAAGAAGGACATCGAGCGCGCTTTCCTGGACGAGACAGGCATTGCCTGGACGCCGGGGATGGAGGCTGATGTCGATGCAGAGATCGGCAAACGGATGCTCAAGCACGTCGACGTGTGGGCTCTGGTGGCAGAAGACGCCGTGGACAAGACCGCAGAGAAGTCCCTGGAAGACGCCGGATCGACCTTGCCCGAGTGGGTGAAGGACGGCATTGCACTTGGCCTGACAGATGAACACCTTGAGGCCATCGCGCAAGCCGGTGGACCCGAAAGCGAGAACGGCGAGCCGCTCTACAAGGCTGCGCTGCATGAAGTTGCAGCAGGCAAGGGCCTGACGCTGCGCTCCAACGCCAGCACGGCAAAGATCATTGAAGCCCTGAAGGCAGCGACGAAGTGAAAACCTTCGACCAGTTCTACCCGTTCATCATGCCGGACGTGATGGGCTGCCCGGGTCCGACGATCGACCAGTATCTGTTGATGTCGGCACGGGAGTTCTGCCAACGCACCAAGGCGTGGCGGGAATGGCTGGATGTATTCACCGCAGACGGCACGACCAACCGCTTCGACCATGACCTGACAAGCCAGCAGGATCTGGTAGCCACGCTGCGCGTTCTGGTGAACGACTCGGGCTACGACGAATACAAGATCAAGTCGGCGCGGGATCTGCCCAAGGATTGGGCAAGTGGCGACAGCGACGACCTGGACGGCAACGTCGTGCAGATCGACAACGCAACCGAGTACACCGTGTACCCGCTGCCGGCTGCCGGCACGACATTCCAGATGTGGGTGGCGCTCAAGCCTTCGATGACGGCCACAACTCTGCCTGACATCCTGTTCGACGAATGGCTCGAAGGCGTGTGCTCTGGCGCCAAGGCGCGCATCCTGGCGCAATCCAATCAGGCGTGGACAGACCTGAATCTGTCGAAATACCACGCTATCAAGTTTGAAACCGTTGTCTCGCGCGCCGCCAATCAGGACTTCCTGCAGCGCGCAAACAAGGGCACGAAGGTCTGGGCATACGACCGGACTTCGATCATTCAAGAGGGTCGTCGCTGACCCGCAGCTTTCTCAACCAGCAGCCACCTACGGGTGGCTTTTTCTTTCCTGAAGGGGTAACACCATGGCCTACACAGCAGCCAATTTTGTTCAAAGGTTCATGGATGTCACCATGGATCAAACCAACGTGCGCTGGACGGCGCCCGAAATCATCCGGTATGCCAACGACGGGCAGCGAGACATCGCCATGTACCGCCCGGACGCGATCACCACGGACGCCGTGCTGACGACTGTCGCAGGCAGCAAGCAGACACTGCCGGCTGGTGCGACCAAGCTGATCCACATCACGCGCAACGGCACCACCGGCCGCGTGGTGACTCCCATCAAGCGCGAAATGCTCGATGCCAGCACGCCGCTGTGGCACAACACCACACAAAGTGCCGTTGCGCTGCACTACATGTACGACGAGCGGGATCCGCTGCACTACTACGTGTACCCGCCATCCAACGGTTCGGCCACGCTCCAGGGCGTCTACGCCAACGTGCCGACGGACATCACGACACCGAGCAGCGACTTCCTGGCCGGCGTGACCGGCAACCTGTCGGTGGGCGACATCTTCGCCAATGCCCTGCTGGACTACACGCTGTTCCGCGCCTACAGCAAGGACAGCGACGACATCGGCAACATGGAGCGCGCTGCCAAGCACTACGGCTTGTATGCCGCAGCACTGGGCATCGAGGCCAAGGCGACGCAGATGTACTCGCCCAACCAGAACAGCCCGCTCAACAACGCCATGCCGAAGTCGGCCACCAAGCCGGTCATCGGGGCATAAGACGTGCTGCGGTTCGACGAACACGTCAGGAACGGCCTGGCGGCGAGCTTGCGGGCGTCCATCGGCCAAGCGCCGTTGATCTGCCTGTACTCGACGCCGGAGCCGGCCACGCTTGCCGAAGCGCAGGACGGCCTGCTGTGCACGTTCAGACTGTCCAACGACTGGCAGGACACCGTTGCCGACGGTGAAAGCCGGGTGGTGGGCCTACCGGTGACCGCAACAGCCGTGGAAAGCGGCAAGGTGCGCAGCTACCGCGTGTTCGACTCCAACGGGGCCGCGTGCCGTGAGCAAGGCGGCTGCTGGATGGAGGGGGACGACGTTCCGGAGGCCGACCGCCAGATGCTGCTGGACAACACGGACATCCGCAAGGGCCAGG